TCACCAATAGCAGCTGTAACATTTGTACATCTTAAACTATTAATAACATTTTGATTGATAGTGTCTGATGGTCCCTTAACGTCAAATCTCGTTGTACCAAATTGAGTGATAACATTTACACCAACATTAGATGACTTACCTCCACCAATTCTATATTGTACAAACAACGTAGTATTTGGTTTTACAGTGACACCTAAACCAATATTATTTTGATAATCTTGAATTCTTAATGGTACCCCTGTTCTACTGAACTCTTGTAGTTGTTCCTCAGGTGTTGTTGTACCACCACCAAAAGTAATCTTACAATACCCCTCAGGTGTAAACTCAGATACGAACCTGTTTTCAGTTTCAATGTACTTACCAACTTTAATACCTGGTTGGTCCGAAGGCTTTGTAGGGTCCTCAACAAATATTCTACTCTCAGCCAATGCATCCACCTCGTACCATTTATCAGGTGAATTGATAAATTCACCGTAAAGTGGTGGTGATTGATAACTAGTACCATCTTTTTGAATAATAGCATTAATACTAATAACATTTTTCTCAGGTAAGAAAAATTCAAAGAATGGTCTTACATCACTATTACTGATAACCTTTTTAAATGTTTTTGTTAAACCATTAACAACAACCTCTCTTTTGGTAATAGTATAATTAATAAGTCTGTTGTTAGAATCAAAGTTAGGAATCTTAGTTCTGTTTGGATAACCATCACTATTGTATTGAGAACTAAAGTCGATGTCGTTTGGATTTTCAAATACCTGACCTGCACCAATGAATTGTGAACCCGCTCTCATTATGCCCAAATATCTTTCGTCCTCTTGGTCACCCAATGCTGGTACCGTAATTGAAACGTCAACCAAAGCTATTGATGGTCTGTTACCAGGTATCTTTAACCCATAGGTTCTGGCTATATTATATATTGAAGATTTTTGTTGTGCATATTGTAAGACCGTTTCTTGAATACTACGGTCCATGTGATAATGTAAGTTATCACCAATCGCAGCATTTAAATCCATAAACACAGAATAAATTGATGCATCATTAAAATTAGCAATCAGTTCAGGATAGTACTGTTGAGTATAGTTTACCAGGTCCTGTCTTAACCCTGCGAAATCTCTTTCTGTGTATGATATTCTACGATTAGCCATATACTATTAAATATTAATTATTACGAAATCTTTAGATGAAAATGTTCCATTAACTATAGAATAATCTATTCTCAATTTCGCAGTGTACTCTTCAGTCCCTCGTCCTGGTATCTTAAAGATTTGGTTACCCAACTCTTCATAGTTAATTTCACCAGGTAATGGTTCAGAGTCTAAATATGGCTCAACAGTGATATTGTTTATTTGTAAGTTTGGTATGTATTTTTCAACCGCTTGTCTGATATCCGCTTTAATAGAATCAAATGTTGGACCATCTAATGGTTCAAAAATAAACTCATAAATTCGTGTGCCAAAATCAGGTAAATAATACCTACTACCTTTACGAGTTAATATTAAGTGTAACAAATCCGCCCTAATCTCATCCTCAGAAGTTTGAGTTAAGGTTACGTAGTCTCCACGTTCACTATCCCTAAATGGGAAAAATACACCATATGTTTTACCGTCAGCCATATTCCATAAATATAATCACAGGTTATTTTATCTAAACCCATAATAAAAAAGGTCAGACAACGTCCGACCTTTTTTCCCTTCCTTAACCTCAGAAGATATTTTGAGTTTTCATTTCTTCTGATATTTTATCTATTATCCTTCACATGCAACACAGTGAAGGTCATTCAATCCCAACTTCTTTCTTGCGAAAGCTTGAGCCGAATTCATTGAGTGTTGGTAGTACAATGTCTTAACACCCAACTGCCAAGCTTCGATAAGAAGTTTGTTAACATCTCTTGTCGGCATGTCAGGTGAAACCATTAAGTTCAACGACTGTGATTGGTCAATGTAGTCTTGACGAACCGCAGCTTGGTTGATGATTGACGACTGATTGATTTCTGCAAAAGTTCTAAATACCTCTTTCTGTTCATCAGTCAAAAAGTCTAAATGTTGTACTGAACCATCATTTTGTTTGATACTGTTCCAAACTGCCTTAGTGTCTTGACCTAACTCATCCAATAACTCTTTAAGAACAGGATTCTTAATGGTTACCTTCATCTTAGCCACGTCCTTCACATAACAGTTAGACCAAATAGGTTCAATTGATTGTGATACCTGACCTAAGATAAACGCTGAAGATGTTGTTGGTGCTATTGCATTCAACGTAACATTTCGTCTACCGTAACCTTTTAAGTATTCAGGTTCACCAAACATTGTAGCCAATTCTTCAGATGCCTTATAAGACTTTTCTTTGATAAGTTTGAATACCTCAACATTCAATCTTGCTGTGTCTCTAGTGTCGAATGGTAGACCTCTCTTCTGTAGAAGTGAGTGCCAACCTAATACACCAAGACCCAACGCTCTTTGTCTCTTAGCGAAGTTGTAAGCTTTCTCCAAATAGAAGAAACCTCTCTTACCTTCGATAGTTCCGTTATCTCTGATGTCCTCAATCTTAGTCAAGAATTCAGTAACAACCGCATCTAAGAACATTGTCATAATCTCAACTGCATCTGTGTCTTTCCACTCATCATAGTGAAGAACATTCATTGATGATAATACACAAACAAATGACTCCTCTTCAGAGTTGTGAAGTGCAATCTCAGAACATAAGTTTGAATTGTAGATTGTTGCTTCTTTGTCTTTGTATACATCAACAGTGTTGTTGTTCATTGTATCATGGAACATAATGTATGGGTAACCAATCTCTCCACGTCTTTGGATGACCTTAGCCCAAATTGCTCTTTTCTCTTCATCACCCGCAATCATCTCATTCATAAACTCATCAGTCACAGTAACTGCGTGAGTCAAATCCTGAATTGGGAATCCTTCTGTACCAATCTCCAAGAACTCCATAACGTCAGGGTGTTCCACAGGAAGATATGGTGAGAAACGACCACGACGAGTTGAACCCTGTGAGATGTTGTCAACAACACTCTCAAATAGATTCATAAAGTGTACCGAACCTGGTGCTAAACCGTTGTCAGTAATCTCAGCACCTCTGTGTCTGATGTTACCAAAGTAACCAGAAGTACCACCACCCATCTTACTCATTTCACCGACCTCAGCCTGTGTGTATAGAATTGACTCGATGTTGTCTCCAATATTAGACCCAAAACAACTTACAGGTAAACCTCTCTTCTTTCCGAAGTTAGCCCATACAGGTGATGATAGGGAATACCATCCCTTACCCATATAGTCATAAAATTTATCTGCAAATCCTTCGATACCTAAAAGGTTCTCAGCATGGTCTGCGATTGTTCTGATTCTCTCTAGCGGTTCTTCACCTTCACTCAAGTATCCTCTACGGAGGAAGGTAATTGATTCTTCGTTAATCCAGTCAAATGGTTTTCTATCGTTCATTTTATTTTTCGTTATTTAATTAGAATAAATCGTTTGATGTAATCGATTTAGATTTCTTACTGTAGTTAATACTTCTTTTGTTGAAGAAATCAGTGTGTTTAGTAGTTAAAATTTCATCGTCAAACCATTCAGTTGTTTCCAACAACGGTTCGTTAATTTCGAAAATACTATCTACACCAATGGAGTTTAATGATACATTAAATCTATGTTTAATAAATTCCATTGTCTGACTTTTCGTTAGGAAATCTAAATCACCTTCCTCAAATATCCAATTAACTATTTCTGTTTCTGCCTCATACGCTTCCATTGTAGCCGCCACAAGGTCTTCTTTTAATTGTTCCGTCCACCATGATGGGTTTTCTCCTTTGATAAGGTTTACCAAATCAAATCCGAATCCAGCATGGATATTTTCTTCTTTCGATGTTGCTTCAACAGCGTTACTAATACCTTTCAACATATTCTTATGTTTGTTGAATGACATAATAACTAAAAACTGTGAGAACAACGATACATTCTCTACGAACATAGAGAACAATACTACAGATTCAAAGTATTCTTTATCTTCAACTGCCTTTGAGTTAGAGATAGCTTTCTCCAAATACTTAATTCTTCTACGGATTGCTGGTACTTCGAGTAATGTTTCGAAGTCTGAATTCAATCCTAACAATTGAATTAAGTGTGAGTAAGCGTCAGCGTGTCTAACCTCAGACTCAGCAAATGTTGCACCTACATTACCAATTTCAGGTTTCGGCATCCTTTTGTAGATGTCACCCCAAAACGATTTAACGGCAATCTCAATCTGAGAGATAGCTAACATCGCTCTTTTTACCGCAGTTTTTTCTTTCTTATCCAAGTTTACTTTGAAATCTTGAATGTCTGAAGTAAAGTTAAACTCTGTATGTACCCAATATGAATGTCTGATAGCATCCACATATTCATTAAGATTTGGATATTCGTAAGGTTTAAGATTCGTT